TGTCTAATCTTTGTAACTAAGTTATCTTGTTGTCTTTCAAATTCTTTTGTATTTAACCAAGTTCTTAATTTAGCTGTGCTTTCATTGTAGGCTGACGCAAAAAATTCATCATCACCTTTATCTGCTAAATACTTTTCACTATATTGACTATAATGATCTTGCCAGTTGTAGCCTGTTGTATTTCTTTGACTTAAATAATCTTGTTTAAAATCTTGGATAAATTTATCTGCTGAGTTATTTGCATATTGTTTGTATGCACCAAATCTAGCCCAACCATTATAAATATCTGGAAAACCATTTTTATGAGCAAGTTTAGCTTCATCTAAAGTCATACCATTAATTTTAGCGGCACCCTCGTTAGCTTTTTGTTCATTTTGTTCTTTAAACTTTTTATCTGCTAAAGCTTTAATTGCAGGATTAATACTAGCTAAAGTATCTGCTAGTTGTTCAAAACCACTTTTACCAACTATCTGAGCTCCAGAACCTACTGATACAGCTTCTGGTGTTGGTGCGTTTTCCAACTGCACATTAGTATTTAAATCTGTATTTATTTTAGCCATTATCTAGGTGGGTTGTAATTATCGTAAGTTAAATTAAATGTTTGACCACCTGTGTTGCTACTCGGAGTGCTAGGTGGTGAATTAGCCATATACATTGAACCAATATCCATAGACGCACTTAAAGCGTAAGAGTGCCAAGTTGGTTTGTATGCTCTAGGTAAATTGTTTATTTGATTAGTAAATCTTCTATTCCAAGCAAGTCTATCTTGAGACATTCCATACATATAGTTTTCATAGTTTTGATCTATAATATTAGAATCTTTACCTGCTTGTCTTTCTACGTCTCCAACTAAACTATTAAATAAATTACCACCAATACCTTTTTCAAATATCGCTAGTTTAACTTGTCCTTTTTTCTGAGTTTCTTCTTCTCTAAGTTTTAGTTTTTTTTCAGTTATTTGATCTTCTTTAATTTCTTTTTGACGTATAAGTGCATTATCTTTGTAAATAGCTTCTTCTCTAATATTTTTAGCTTTAGCATCAGTATTTTGATTAATACGATTAGATTTTTCCTTATCTGATTTGTACTGCGTATAACCTTGTAATAATCTACTTGCTACATACGCCTCTGGGGTACACATTAATTTTTAATCTCCTCTTTAAAGTTTTGTTTTATAAATCCATAAAATAAAACATCGTTAAATGTTTTTTCATTAATAATTTTAAATCCACACCAATTAAGCCAATCTAGATGTAATTTGTTTCTACTGTCGATGTAGTTAAAAAGAATAGGAAACTTATCTTCCATTTCCTGTACTCTATCTTTACATTCTCTTAAGAATTTAATTTTAATCTTTTTAATCTTTGGTGTGCAAAGTAAAAATGGAGATCCAATATTTTTATCATCTAAAGATGGGACAACTCCATATATACCTGCAATTTTTTTATCTACAAAAAATGAACGACAGTAGCTAGTCATCGCTAAACCTTTTAATAAAGTTTTCTCAATGTCTACATCTCCTGACTTTGCTTTTATTTCTGCTAAATCTTCTTTTCTTAAATCTTTAGTTAATTCTTTTATATGCTGTGCTTTTGTATCTATTTCATCAATAATCATTAGGTTATTACTCTTGTTGAAAGAACAGAGAATATACCCTCCCACTCTGCCGATAGAAAATTACAAGGAACGTAACTATCGGAAGTTATAAATATAACTGAGTCTTCGTTTTTACATTGAATTGGAAACTTAAAAGTACCACTTTCCAAATTTGGTTGACCTAGTGTAAATCCACTTGATCCTAATACTTGTCCCGTAAACTTATAAGTAGAAGATGACCTAGCTAAAGGTGTCATTACTACTTCAAAAAATCCTGTATCGCCATAAGCAATACTCATGTTTTTTAATTGTAATCTACCATTATTAATAGTTGTAGCATTACCAGAAGATTTCTGTTCACGAACATAGAAAGTTGGGAAGGTATATTTAAAAGTATATTTCCTTCCGACTATACAAGTGTTTGCTGAGTAATCTCCTGTAACTAATACTGTTGAATTTGTAGTGCTAACTATAGGAATATTTCTACCTTTTTGAGTAGCTCCCCAAGCTCCACCTAGTACAACCTCCATTGTGTTTGTATCTTGATAAGGTAAAGTAAAAGTAGTTTTATCAGTGCCACTACTGTAGCTACCTGTTAACACAACTTTACGATCTAGTAAGACTGTAAAAGGTAAATCTGTATCTACCTCATTAGTCTTTAAATTTAATTTTTCTAAGTAAGTACCGTCAGCTCTTTTAACTACAATATATAAATAGTTTTGAATACAATCCCCATCTAATAATATATCTGCTGTAGGAAAAGTATATTTAGACCAAGACCTTTGTAGAGCTTTTTTAGTTTCATCAAAATAATATTTATAAACAAATAAAGAGTTTCTTTCTCCAGATGAAAACCCAAACACAGTATTTTCACTAGATGAACCTTTTAGTCCTGTAATACTTCCTGTAATATATCTTGGTAAGTTAACTGTTATATCTAAAGCATCTTTAATTTCAGTATCGTTATTAACATAGTATTCTCTAACACCTGCAAAGCTACCTCTAGAAATACCAAAGTAAATGTTTTGACCTACTCCTAACGGCTTACAACTATCATCAATTTCATATTCAGTTGTTTGATTAATTGAAACTGTTTTAGCAGACAATACTTCTTCTGCATCAAGTGTAAATTGTGTTTGATCTGAAAATAAAACAAGCTGTTCATTAAAAGGTACAGCATACTTTAGTATAGAAACTTTATTATGACTAACCGCTAGATCAATCATATCGTCATCTACTGATGTAGTTACTGTTGTAGCCCAAAAGGTAAAGAACTTACCTGCTTTAGAAAATATTACATTTTCATCAGATAAAAAACCTAATCTATTTCTATAAAAGAAAATATCATTAATCTTTCTTCCTATAAATGTAGGATCTGGACTTGTTGTTTCATCGCCAACTGTTCGGCTTGCAAAGCTCGGCTCCTCGTAATCTGTACCACTAACCGTGTAAGTTGAACCGTCAGCTTTGCAAAATCTAAAATTCCCGTCTGCCGTTCTTATTAAAAGATGAGGCATAGTAGAGGCATTGAATGAGTTATCTAAACCGTCTTTAACAGTTTCAACCCAAGCATTACCGTCCCAATAAACAAAATAATTATCATACTCAGTACCGCCATCTCCTACAATTTCTGTTACAAAACCTGTAACACCTTTGTATGGTAAGTCGGCAAATGAATTAATTTTATCTTTAATTAATATAAGACCATCGCCACCTATACCGTCTGATACAGAAGCTGTAAATGTACCAGAAGTTTTTGATACATGAATAATAGAGCCATCTCTTGTTACTGAGTAACCACTTAAATTACTGTTTAAGTCGTTAAATAATTCTGTTGCTATGTTATCTGTTGTAATAGAACTAGAATTACCAGAGCTAGAATTATCTAAAGTTTGATAACTAGCTACTGATGATCCGTCTATTTTTATTTCGTAAGTAGTTTTATACTGTCCGTTTTTAACATAAAAGATTGCTTCATCTGGTCTAGCTGTAGAAGCTGATCCAGACTTAGCTGTAGCTTGTGTTTTATTAACAATAAAAGTGTAATCAGCAACAGTCACTAAATTAAAATCATCTTGTGGTGCTGTCGATGTTAAGTAAGAAACTCCATCTGGTACAACTACAGTTTTAGCATTACCTGCTAAGTCGTATACTTTAATACTTTGGTTGTTTACTAAGACAACGTATTGTTCTGAGCTATCTCTATTAATAATATGTACTTTACTATTTGTTAAAGTATCAGTATTTAATTTTGCAATATGTTCTGTAGGTGGTCGTTTACCTAAACCAGAAATAATATCTGATAAACCGTTTTCTTGAACACTAGCTTGATTTGGTAGTTTAACTGTATCTGGTTGCTGAGAAACCCCATTCAATAAATTTGGAATTGAATTGGAAATTAATCTGGCTGGCATTATTCATCAGTAATTGTTGATTTCATCGGTTGATAATTATCTCTATCTAAAACTCTAAATGTACTGTAGTTATCAAAAATACTATGATCTCTAGTATCTCCTTCATGTTCTTTTAATGCAGATAAAGCTTGAAGTTCATCAACTTGATGAAATCTATGTAAAGTTTCAGAAGCTAACATTCTATCTTGAAATATTCTTGTTGCTCTGATTGTAACGTATCTTCTTGCTGTTTCTGGTAATTCAGTAAATTCTAATAACCAAGTTATGTTTACTTTTATATCTTTAGTAAGAACATAAGTATGGTTTTCTCTATCCCAAAGTTTTCTTGCTCTTTCAACTAAATCTAAGTTAGCATCACTATTAGAAGTATCTACTCTTAGACAGTTTGAAGGTAACTCAATTTGATTAGCTGTATTTCTTGCAAGTGTATAATTAGTATCTGTATTAAAATGCCAACCTACACTTTGTACTTCTCTTGAAACATTATCTAAAATTTGTATTGCAATAGAAACGTCTGTTGTAGTTGAAGATGTAATTGTGTTAACAGGACTTTCTCCTATCGCCGTCATCATTACATTGATGCTTTCTAATTTACTACTTACTGTTGTCATATTTAAATTTTGTTAGCACAGGGCGAGCTGTTTTATAAACTCGCCCCATGAATAAAATCGTAAAATTAATTACGAAGTTTTGATTTCAATTGCACAAATTGGATTAAGTACACCATGACCCATAGCGTATTTAGCTACCATCAAAGTTCCTTGTCTCTGAATTTGGTAGTCCATCTC